ATGCTTCTTAGCATCTGCTTCCCTTTTTTTCAATCTAGTATAATAATCTGGTATTTCATCAAGATGTTGAAGAGCAATATCTCTAGCAAGATCATGATCTTTAGTGTGCTCGTGCTCGATTGGTTCTCCCATTTCAAGTTGTTTTTGTATAAAAGAAACATCTAAACGATGCTTCTTTGCAATTTGTTCAACTGTCATATGTGACTTCAATCTGAGCATTGGACTAGAAAGTACCTTTTTATATTTATTGTTCCAAATTTTCCTGTGATTGCTGCTTTAAAAGCTTTGCAAGTTCTGCAGTTGATCCTACAAATAATGCATTATTTACAGTTGTGGGTCCTTTTGGTGTATCTTCTTCAATATCTTTCTTTTTCTTTTGAAGTTCCATTAATTTGTCGGCAATGTCACCAACATTTTTTATAAGTTGACCTGCAACTTCATATGCTCTAGGCATCTCAGTCTCCTGTGCCAGTTCCAAAATCCCATTAATAGCTTCCTGTCCCTTTTCTATTAAAGAGTACAAATTACCTCTCGTATAGTCATAATCCTTTTTAATATCGTCAACATCTATTGCTGATGATGAAGGTGATACTTTTTCCACTATAGGACTTACCTCTACAGGGACTATACCTCCATCAACATTAAATGTTTCGTTTAATTTATCAAACTTTTTTGACATTTTCATACTTCAATTAAAAAACAGATCCATTAAATCCAAAATCATCTCCTTCTTCGATAAGTGAATTATCTGTTTGAGTGATCGATTTTATTTCTGCACCAGCCAAATGTGAAGTAATTGTTGTATTGTCTCTTCCCCTATCAACTGTTAGAACATTTCCAGATTTTGCTTTCACATATACTTCTTCACCTTCAAGATCTAAGTAGGTATTAATGGAAATTGAAGTTGCATCATTTACAGTAATTAATGTATCAGTCGTAGAAATATCATTAGTTAAGTTAGTAATTACAATTCCAGTATAATTCTGAATTGCTCTTGGTTCTACTGAGTAAACAATTTCTCTTGTAGGAGATGATGTAAGATCTCCTGCAATATATCCAATAGAAGCCTTTTTGATAATATCTTTTGTTGCAGAGGAAACGGGTCCAAAAAGATAGGTTTTTGCAGTAAATCTTAAAGTGTAAATTAAAACTCTTCTTGTTGTAAAGTCACCTTCATAATCATCTTGCATTGTGATATTTTCAAGAATTATAGGTATATCTCTTTTTTCGTTAATAACATCCACTAATTCAACAGTCATAGTATAAGCTGGTTGAAAATATGGAAGAATCTGTTCCACAATTTGTAAAGCATCATCATTTAATTTACTCATAATACTGAGCTCAAATTGCATATTGTATGGAACTGGAAGATATGCTTTTTTTACATCTGTACCATCAGTTGCAGATTTAACTGTAAAATATTGGGTTGATGTTGATTTTCTTGAAGCATCGTAAGTTAATCCAGTAAATTCAAATGACATTCTAGGCAATGTAATTTGAACTGGTTTGTTTAAGTTTGCTGATTGATTTAATCTTGCAAGAAATTTTTGGGTTGGTCCGTATGAAAGAGGTACTTTTATGACACTAACAGTCTCGTTATCATTATTCTTATGTTTAATGGACATATTATTAAACAAAGAACCAAAAGATACCACAGTTCTTCTTAAAATTTCGTGATAAAAATATTCAAACATACTACTAACTTATAATACTACTATTTAATCAATTAATAACAAGTATTTATACATCCTAAGGCATTCCAAATGGATTGACTTCTGTGAAATCTATAATTTCATCTGCTTCCTCTTCAATTTCGTCGTTAGCAGAGTATCCATCTTTTAATACATTTGGTAATGAATCTACCGTTTTTAAATAATGCGATGCACTTGAGGATGTTCCAACAATATTTTCTCCTATCATAAACTCACCCTTAACGTTGGAAAGTTGGAGTACATTTGTAATTGAATTCCAAGACTTAACTCTTCCTGTAACCCCACTTTGAGAACCTGTTACTATTTCATTAAATATGAATTTACCTGTAGAATTGGATGGAGGAGAACCTATAACTATGCTTGGTGGTTCAGAGTATCCAAGACCAGCATTAGTAATATAAATCGAAGTGATCGATCCTGCGGCAGATACAACAGCAGTTGCGGCTGCAGATACTGAAGAAATGCCAGTAAATGTAATTGATGGTGGAACTGCATATCCAGATCCAGAATTTGTAATGGTTATAATACCAACAATACCATCTCCGATTGTTGCAGTAGCAGTTGCTCCCTTTCCACCCCCACCAATAAATCTAACTCCAGGTGCTACAGTGTATCCATATCCTGGATTAGAAACTAAAACTCTTTGTACTGATTTTGCTTCTGGGTTTATATTTGTATTACAAACTACGACCCCATCAATCATCTCTGCAATTGCAGTAGCAGTTTTTCCTCCGGATGGTGCAGATGAAATACCAACGGTGGGTGTACTTGTATATCCTCCCCCACGATTCGTAACTGTTATATATCTGACCCCACCATTCACTATTGATGTTACTGCGGTTGCTGTAACACCGACTCCAACCATTATTAAATTTATAACATTTCCAATTACGTTTTCTTCAGTATTAATAAGTTCATCAATCTCTCCGATTCCAGTATCGATGACTTCATCCTCATATCTAAACAATTCACATCTTAATTGATAAGTATAAAGACCTTGGAGTTGATAAAAAGGTTTTTCATGCTCTACATACTTAACTTCAAACAATCTTTTTCCCAACGGAAAATAAATTATATCGCCTTCTTTTGGTCTAGAATATAATTTTATATCAGATTGTTCTTTTATTAGTGGTGAAATATAAGTTTTGAATCTTTCTCTTGATATCGTAAGAGTTATCTCATTTAGTGCTTGAATTCCAAATTTTGATAAAATAGTTGGATTATCACTATACCCGTCATAAGTTTCAACATATGCTTCTATTGGATATGCATTATTAAATTCAGATTCTATAACTTCTCTTATGACTGTTTTCTCAGTAATAAATTGTCTTGGGAGATAATGCACCTCAACACCATACATTCTTAATTGTTCATTAATCAAGTCTTGAATCAGACCTTGTTCCGTATTTGAACCTTGTAAAAAGAATGGATTGAGCATATTTTTAACCAATCATATCTAAAGGTGGAAGTTCATATGTACTGGACATCTTTTCCATTAGTAGATCAATTTCTTTTTGTGCATCATCGTACATTTGTCTACCATTCAATTCTACTCCACCAGGAAGTTTAACGCCAGTAAATTTCATCATATTTTGTCCCCATTGACGTTTGATTAATGAAGTTAAATATGGTTTTATAAATGAATCATTCCAAACTCTTGAATAATCGTTGGGATCAAGAGTAGAATAGCAATCGATTACAAAATATTGATTATTACTAACGGATGACCAATCAATATCAAGATACAATCTATCTTGTCTTTTATTAAATCTTATTTGTTTTTGTGTATTAAGTAAAAAATCCAAATCTTCTAAGTATGTCTTAACCATTGCATAACTGAGAAGTTCGGTTGTTCCCCAATAATAAATATCATTTAAAAATAATTGATATTTAACACTAAACATATTATGAGTAATAGTGTTGGCACCATCAAAAGTAAAAATTTTATTAATTCCTATAATATTTGGGGGAACTTGTAAATAATTACTATTTTCATAAAAAGAAAAAGTAGTAGCAGTTCCAACAATATTTGTTGTTACTGACGTACTTGCAATTCCTATCGTACCTGACGAATTGCTAGCAGTTCCAGCTCTTCCTCTATCAATATCTTCTTGCGTTACTTTATACTTATAAAAAGTTGGATATACTCCGTCAAAATGTCTTTCTTGGAAGAATTGTATAGCATTATCTACTAGGTCTTCTATTTGCTCATCTGCAACATTAATTTCTAAAACTGGAGCACCTAGCTTCCTTTTGCAATAATCAATAAGTTCTTGTCTCGTGGATGGTTGAGCCATTAGATTTTAAGATTTGCAATTGCTTCTTGTTGACTAAGATATAATTTAATATAAGACTTTGCAAAATTTCTCAAAGTTTCAATATCATCTATACTATCTATATCTCTAGAAAGTTTTTCGTATTCAAACATTTTAGAGATGTTTTGTAAAGAAACTATATTAGGATCCATTTGCCAAATTCCTCAATAAATTTTTAATTTCATTTAAATCACTTTTGATGTGATTCACATCTGACTCAAGACTTTTGATTCTTTGAGTCTCATTATATACCCTCTTGTAATTTTCTTCATATTGTTTGTATCCATCCATATCAAAATTAACTATCCCATTTGAATTCATATCTCTTGCCAAATGATCCTTATCTTTAACTTTAATGTAATCCATAATTAAATCTTAGGTTTGGTAGTAGCGATTGCCCTGAGTTGGCGAATTAAAGGTGGTATTGCCTGATTAGTTCCTGCCATCACAATTTTAATTGCAAAGGCATTGAAATCAGGCAAATCATCTACAGAATATTCATAATCACGGAACGAAGAATTTGAAGTTTGCCTTACAAAAGTATCTTCAGAACCATCATTTAGTGAGGAATCAATAACTCTTTTAATTCCTTGTCCATCAATTTGGTAATTAGAATGACCCGGGAATAACTCATAATTTTCAGATGCTTGTGGTACATCATCCCTAAAAAGTTGATAAAGGACACGAATATCATTTGTATCATTCCTACTCGCTGAAAGTAGTACTTTAATAGAGTTTGCGGGAATCTTAAGTCTTACTGGTTTTGAAATGTAAATTGTTGCATGTTTATCATTATAAAGACTCCTTACTGTGTCATCATTTGCATAATTGGAATTTTCATTTATTCCATATGGACTATTGATAAGGTTAGAAGTCAAGATTGCATTTACTCTGATAGTATCAATTACTGGAGATACTCTAGAATCTTCAGTATTCATTATAAATTCCATTGTAAATGATTTATTTCCTGGGGATTCTGTAATAAATCTTTGCTCATTAATATCTGAGCAGATAAGTTTTGGTGTATCAAAATATGTGGTTCCATTTAAAGATAAAGTTTTAAATCCCTCATCAATAAATGACTTCTCATTGCCACTCACACTTGTTCCCGTAAATGTTCTGACTCTACACCCAAGATTTGTTTTCCCCGGAACAATATATGAAATATTTGGCGAAATTGCTTCAAACTGAATATTGTTTGTAATAATTGTTCCGGGATTTCCTAATTGTGAGGTTTCTCTAAAGTAAAGATTATTAGTGCGATCAGAACCAATCCCAACATTATCAAAATCTGTATTAGAAGTATCAATCTTAATAAAGTATGAGTTTAAATCAATGGGGTGATTTGTAAGATCAACTTCAGCAAAATTATGAACCTTATTAATTCTTCTTAGTGATATTCCATTAAATTCGTATTTATAAACAGGAACTCCAGCAGCATATGATTGTACCCGAGTTGCATCTACTCCCCTTGCACTAATAGATAAACTTGTCGGACCATATGAAGTGTAAGACATAACTTCATTTCCGATAATAATATATCCTGGATTATTGGCATCTACTGATGCCCCCTCAAAAGTTTCAAATCCGGAAGAAGAAACAACAGGAATCGTAAGATCACTATTTGTAATACTAGATGTCGTTTTGGAATTTACTTCAGATTGTAAAGGTCTAAAAGAACTGATTCTTACATAATTTTCTGAAGAGTGCATCCCATGATTCATATGAAGAATTTTCATATGAAGTCCATCATAGTAAGAATCTTCAAAAATTGTGCTAATAGTCACTCCAACACCAGTTTGAACCGTTGATCCTGAAGAATTGATATAATTTATTGTTGTAATACCTACTGAGAATTGACCTTGAACATTATCAACAATAAAAGTATTACTTGATGCAATACTTACTACGGTTAGTTTTCCACCAAAACCAACATTTTGTCCCATTCCAATTTCAGGAATGAGAAGAGAATCTCCAACTTGATATCCAAATCCACCATTAGTAATTGTAACCGTAGCAATTCCTACTGAAGTGACCCCTATAGTTGCAACCGCCCCTATTCCACTTCCTGTTTCAGTTTCTAGTGATATATCGGTAAAAGTACCTGCAGTATATCCAAAACCAACATTAGAAATAGTAAGACCTAATCCAACACCAGATTTAATGCTACCTGCAATTCCAATAAGTTTTCCAGATGCAGACCCTTGAGTTAAAGTTACCCCAGGAACAACATTTGAGGTGCTATATCCAGTAGAACCCAATCCAACAACAATACGCTTTGAAAGTGGTAAGATTTGATTTGATCCGGTTACGGTTACTTTTTTATTGCCCAAATCAAGCTTAGGATTGAAGAATCTAACAAGACCTTCATTTACAAAGTCTGCTCTGTACAATCTATATTTTAAATCCTCTAATTGTGCAGGAGACCAAGTTGAACCATTTTGAGATTTGAACAAACTTCCTAAAGTTGGTTGTGCTGATAAAAATGTACCAGTTTGAATATCATTTTTTCCAAGTTCAGCAATAAACACTCTATATTGTGGACTGCCAGAAAGAAGAACAATACAAAATTCCGAAGTTTGTTGACTTCCAATGGGTGCTTGGCGAACCTCTAGTTGTTGTGGCCCCGGCAGATAAACAGGCGATGGGAATGTAAATTTGGTTGGAATAGACCCATCAGTTGAAAGATTAATTTCATCTGGTGTTAAAGTAACCTCGGAGAAAGGAACGACAATGTTACTAGGAACACCTGCAATCATAGGTCTAATTTGAAGAGTTACTGGGATACTCTCATCCTTTGTCTCAAAGAATACTTCTACCGATGTTAAGAATAGTCCCGTATTTTCACGAACGTAAAATGATTGAGCTAACGGGTCGTGAGTTTCCCATTGAGTAACTTGATTATTACCAGCATTTTGGTTTTGTGTAATTGTCGTAGTATTTGTAGTAGTATTTGTAATTGTAGTTGTATTAGTGTTAAAACTACTTAAAATTGTTATGTTTCTTGTAGTTAAAATATTAGTTTCTGTAACATTTGATATTGCAGAAGATGTGAATTCTGATTCTGCAGAACTTTCATTGATTCTTGTATTTGATATAAACTCTTGATAGATATTTCCAAAATTCTCCAATGTGGGAGTATCAATTAAAGTAAATGTGTTTTCGCCATTAATCCAACGAGGATTACTTGGAATATTTGGATCCGGAATATATAAAGATCCTATCAATCTACCATTATTATCATTGCGCGAGCTCCTGAGGTTTTGCCGATAAGAGTCATATTTGGAGCAATCATTCCATAATATTTTGTTTCTGTAATCAGTTCAAGTGATCGAGTATCGATATTTAAGAAGGTTGAAGATTCGCTATAGTCATTTGGAATGGGTTGTTGCGTATATGGATTTAACTTATAAGTATCAGGTCGTGGAATAGAAGTTGCTGGATTGGGTATTATTTGTCCAGTAGTGAAATCTACAATAGGAACAGGATTTGTAATTGATGGTGGGTTTGATCCATCGGAAGGTCCTGTCTTATGATTTGGTTTGCAAAGTTTAAATACAATTTTTTGAGAAGTAAAATGTGGATCAGTCTCAACATCTTCACCAATCTCAAACTTACCAGAAATCATTTCAATTTCAAGTAACTTTGGAATAATATAATTTTTAACATCAATACCTTCGAAGAAACTATAGAATCTTGTAACAGGTCTTAAACCTCTTGCATCAAATTCAATATTTCTACTCCTAAGATATTGAACAGTTTCTGTATAATTAGAAATTGATTCTGAAGTTGTATCAGTTGTTATAATTTCTGGAGGAACAACTAAAGTTGTTGTATTTGTTGCTGAGGTTGTTGTAGTTGTTGTGCTCCTGGTCTCTGTAATAGTTGGCGCTTGACCAGGAGTAAAGTCAATTAAGTATCTATTATTACTACTATTAGCGGTAATAGCTGTAATGTATTGATTAGCAACATCTGGTGGAAGTAATTGTCTAATTAAAGATTCTCCAGCACCATTAAATCGTGATTTCCAAACTTCTAAGTGAATTGTATTTCCATTTAGAATGCCACTTTGTCCATATGCTCCCAAATTTCCTTGATCTGTTGATGGATTTCCGGAAATATTATCAGTAACACCAATCAATCCACCATATCCATAAGACCAGAAAGATTGTATATTGTTTTGCTTGTAAGGTGCTAATAAAGTTCTGGCGTTGGTAATCCAATCAAATGCAGGAACTCCCTGCTGTACAATAGGTGGATTAGTCCATACTTCGTTATCTATTGTGACATTATTTGTTATGGTTATGTTTTGATCTTCTCTTTCAACTGTATTCGTAAGTTCATTATAACTTGTTGAAGTGAATACCTTCTCTTCAATCCAACTATCAATAGGTGGATTTAGAATAACAGAACCTTTCCAATATCTTACTAAAAATGGAGTTACACTTTCAGTCTTAGTTGCATATGGTTGTTCAAAATACTGAACTTCATTGTAATTCAGAGTGATTAAATCGCCAGTCTTCCTTATGTTTGGTGAACCCAAATCAGTTACATAACTTTGATCTACATTTGGATTATAAGTTTGTCCAACTCCACTAATTGCTTCAGAACCCAATTGCAAATCAATGGAAGTTGTATAGTGAAGTGGTCTTAAAGTATTGGTGCTTGTATCAATACAAGATTTAAAAACTGGATTTTGTAATTGATGATATTCGTGAGAACTGAAGTTATCTACAAAAAATCCACACTTGAAACGATCTAATCCAGTTTCAGCATCTTTAATACTAAAGTTCTCTGTTTTACTTTCCAACATAGAAAGTGTTGTAAACTTTTCAACTCTTTGAATTCTGTCTTCAAGTAAAGAAATATCAGACATTCGATATCTCTTATGCTTGGACATATCAACATTAATATTTTTTACATCATAAACATAAGGTGGAATAAAGACCGTTGCAATGTCTAAAGAATTTGATTTTAACAGAGGAGCGATCGGTGATAATGAAGGTTCTCCCTGAACAACATCAAATGTACCGTCACTATTCAAAAATATTCTATCTATTCTTCCGAGGTAGTATGAATAAGATAAAATTATATTCTCGCCTGGGCATAAAGTATATTTTGAGTACTGTCCATCTGATGCAAAATTTCTTGACAAAAACTCAAATGGAGATTTTGTTGATGCAGTATATGGAGCAACCCTAGGTCTTATATCAATATAATCAGTTAATCTAGCATTTTGATATAATCCTACGTCGTGTTTAAAGTTGCTTGAAAGATAACTATTTGCTGTGATAAATTCTCCAGTATCCGAAGAATCGATTGTATAATTTTGAAAGATTATCTTTATTTTTTTTGATGGTGCTTGAATATTGCTTTTTCTTATAATACGAGAATAATCATAGAAAGTGTCCCTTTGCCCGTCATCAAAGATGAAATTTTGTGTGATATTTTTATCACCTATTGTTTTCTCTGAAATAATTACTTCTTCTTTAGAGTCATTTCCAATAACTAATTCACCTAAAGTAAATTGAATTGTATTTAAGTAAACATATTCTAATTTGTTAGAATCAATTTTTTTAATGATAATAGCAACTGCACCAGAAGTTTGACCTTCAATACGTTCACCAACTACAAAATTTTGATTTCCATTCGCATTGCCAGAAATTTGTAATACGGGAAGTGCTGGATCAGAAGTACCACTAGATTCATAAACAGCAAGAACTCTTACAACATCAGGAAGATTTAAACTAATTTGCTTGTCTTGAACTCTTGTTCCATAAACATTACTATAAGTTAATCCATCATTTAATGTTGTTGCTCCAATTCCAGAATTAGTAAGACTTGAGTTTGAAACTACTAATGAAGAAACACTATTAAACTTTTTAGATTTTGAAGTTGGACGAATATTTCTTACGGTTGCAATAACAATTGCATTTGTTCCACTTGACTTCGTTAATCCATTAAATGTAAGAGTTTTTCCATTCGGACTAATATTAAACTTATCAGATCTCATAGGTTCAATAGACCCATCAGAATATGTTATTACAAATCTATCCTCATCAAAAGTATCAAAATATACATCAATATCTGATGGATCAATTGATACTGAAATTGATGATCCCGAAAAAGATGCAATAGTGTAAGATCTTCTTTGAATTACTTCATTATCTTGGAAATTTACAGATTCTACATTATCAAAACCAAGTTTTGTTAAAAATGAAGAATTAGTTGAGTCTACTGAAGCAGTAATTTTAATTATATTAGTGACTTCAAAAGATCCTGATGGTAAAACTCCATTACAAACTCCAGCAACTGTTGTAATTCCTGCAATTGTAAATGAGGTTCCACCTAGTCCAACACCTGTGACTTTGTTATAGATTGGATCACCGGTGAAGGTAGTATTTGCATATGATACAATATCACCAACTTTTATAAGTCTAGTGAATACGCTTCCTAATCCTGCAGAAACAACCCCATTATCAACTCTAAATGTTGTTCCGGGTTTAGCAATGTAAGAACCACTAGAAAGAACTAAATCTGCATTAAAGGTATTGATCCCTACTTTAGAATAAACAGATTTAACATCAGAAATGTTATAATCAGTAACTGAGTTAATTAATCTTCCATCATCAGTACCATTAATAATAATCTGTTCATTTTCCAGGAAATTTCCAGTAGTTTCATATAAAGTTAATGATGCAACACCTGCAGATATTGATTCTTTTAAGTAACCAGTTGCTCTACTTTTTTTACCTTCAATAAAACAAGGAACAGAAAGTCCATTTGTAAAAGAAGTAGTGAGTCCTATTGTTGTATAAGTTTGTATGTCAAATAACCTTAAATTTAATCGACTTGTATCGTCAACATAATCACTTTCTGGTACAAAATCATAGATTCTTGCCAAACCAATTGTTGTTCCTGCAGCAACACTTGGTGATTCTCCAATACGAGAATTCATTAAACTTATTGTAGTATTAGTTCCAATACCAATTGGTGGAGCTCCATACCCATTATTTAAGACAAATAAAGTTCCTGCATTATAAGGAATAACTTGATTTGAAGTGGTATTAGTAGTTCTTGGCTTAGGGACATCAATTAATCTTGGAGAAATTGTTTCAATATCGTATCCACTAACATATGCCTTTCCCGGTCCAATCTGATAAACCATCAAATCTTCTGATGGATTGTTACCTTGAACTGTTTTTTGATTTTTAAAATAAATACCGCTATTTAAAACTCTATCATTTAAACTATCCCTTACGAATAGAGTGAAAGGTTTTACAAAATAATTTCCAGATTCATCAAAAGTTCTTCTTGCTAATTCATCACGTATTAGATTATACTGGGCATTTTTGTTGAAAAATTGGGGCACTCCATTTTCAACCCTTAAAATCTCTATAAAATTGTTTGTTTCTAATTCGTTAATATTTTTTTTCGTTAATTCCAAAGTTATTTTAAATCTATCTGCTCCTGGAGCAGCATAGTTAGAAAATCCTTGTGCATTATCAAATAATGTAGAATCTTCATCTGAAGACACTACTTCTTCGATAATATTAAAACCAATCTTATATGACGGTCTAATTGAATACTGATCAAGAATAATAAGTTGGGAAGATACTCTAGCAAAAAATCCCCTCACAAAATAAACACCACTTGCAACTGAAACTGCAGAACCTTCTGAAATTGCATTTGTGGATATTGTATTACAAACTCCTTGACCAATTTGAATTGTAAAACTTCCATAAGTTAATGGAGTTTCCAATACTAAAGTTTCAGAATCTTGAAATGTTCTATTTGTAAAGTCAGCACCACCACTTTCCAAATATTTCAAATATAGTGTATAATTACCTCGTTCAGACTCTGTATTTTTGAGTAAATAAACAACTTCTGCCGACACTCCACTTGTCGAACCTCTTAATTTTTTACCTAATAACTCATCAAAATATAAAGAAATTGGTGATCCATTAAATGCAGATTCAATTTCCACCGCATAAAGTGGATTTTCATATTTTAACTGTCCAGGAATTACTACAGATCCTTCTTTAAAGACGTGTTTTCCATATTGTTCAACTTGATTTTGGAGAATTGACTGTAACGTAGTTAATTCTCTTGCCTGAATGGGGTATCCGGGTTTAAATAAAACCTTATAGTAATCTTTATTTACGTCAAAATCATCAAAATATGGAGAGACATTAAGATTGGTTTCCTGTGACATAATTCTTTAGAATTGCAAAATGACTTTAATATCTTCTTTTTGGTTAGATGACCTAGTAATAGAAGGTCTGTTATCCACATAAATTATATTTCCAGAATACTTTTTGACCTCTGGATTGGACACCCCATTAGTAAAAGATTGACCAAGATTATATGTTCTACTATTTATTGTAGTAGAGATACCTGTAAAAGTAGTATCAATATACAAATTAGTTCCGTCAATTATAGTTGTTCCACCGCTTCCTACAGAATTAGTAAATCGATTTAAATTAATTCCATATGTTGGTGCAGAATTTTGAGATCCATCGGTATTAAATCCAGCAAGACTTTTATCTTGCCAATATTTTAAGACCCCAGTAGTTTGGTCATATGATACAACCCTACCAACAGCAGTTGTCCCAGTGCTTATTGTCTGAGTGAATCTAGAATTGGGAGTAAAAGTAGCAGTATCGTATCCACTACCGGAAAGTTTTAATGCATAAACTGCGCTAGCTTTTTCTAGATCTAGTAAAGAAGTTGAACTGTATGCTTCTGGATTTTCGACAATTCCAATCCTTGCTATCTTATTACCTGTAATAAAGTCTGGATTTTCGGTATCATTTTCAATTCTAGAAAAA